ATGCACAATTGTGTGTGTCTTGCCATCTTCAATGACTTGCTCTTTGATTTGAAATTTTGCTTCATCCATTTTTGCAACTGCATCATAAAGCACACTATTTATACTTTGCAGTGTAACCTCTGCTTCCAGTGCCTCTGGAATTCCAATATCAACTTTATACCCCATAGGGGTATCAGCTTTCATACTCTTAACATCAGGCTCTTTAAAATCCTCAACCTGCCCTAAAAATCCAACACCTATCACAAACAGATTATAAAATTTACTAACACTTGGCTTTGCCATTACTCACTCCTTAACCTATGATTTTATATTCTACATCGCTGTAGATATTTTCTCTATTAAACTTAATTGCAATTCGTGTAGCATTTGACATCTCTTGTGTTCTAACTTTAATATAGAACTTGCCCTCATTTATTGCCTGTGGTGTTGTTAAATCTGTATCCAACTCCACAATCCCACCAATTAGCACATCTTTGCCAATCATATCTGCAACAAAATCTCTAATAGTATCTTTTGCCTCCTGCACAGCTCTAACCCCTCTATCACTGTCAATAAAAGGGAAAACTACAGGTAGCACTGCAAAAGTTAGCTTATCAAAAATTCTAACTCTTCTTGCATCTTGCAGTAGTGGATCAGCACTGCAAGTTTGATAATTCCAAACCCTAACACCATTAAACTCTATAAAACTTGTAATTTGATTTTGTGTTAAAAAGTCTGTTTCATCTCCAAGCCCTAAAATAAATTCTATATCCATATCAGCTTCGGCAACTGGCAATACTTTGTTAGATAGGGTATAACTCCACCCAACCTCTTTAATAGTATCACTTGCATCAACTACGCATCTTAAAATACTCAAAATAAAATTAGCACTAAAAACATCGCTACTATCTGTAAGAGTATTCCAATCAACCAAATCTGTATAAACTGGCGTTACTCTCTCGCTTCCAAACTGCTCTCTTTTTGCTTTTGCATCGCTTCCATCTGTTGCTTTCAAATCAATAAAACTTCTTGCTCTAAGATAATTTAGCGTTGCTATAAGCTGGTTTGCAATATCTTTATCGCTTGTAAAATCAGGCACTGCAACAACATCTGGTCTTATTTTGAATTTAGATGGAATCTTTTTTACATCAGCAATCGCATTAATAATATTTGTTTTTAGTTTTGCAGCATCGCTATCATATTTTACAACGCACACAACAGTTGGAACAATAAGCTCATACTTTTTAACTGCCCAAGTAAGATATTTAAATAAATTACCTTTAAAAGTTCCATTCTTAACAGCATTTTTCATCTGATCATAAGTTCTTGTTTTATTGCTAACTTTTTTTGCCTCAACAAAATATGTTAAAGCCTTATCAAAGCTATCAAAATAAAACATCTTATTTTCATTAACCTCATTAGAGGTCAAAACTAAAGCAATAGGCTCTGTTGCACTAACTCTTACAGGTCTTGCACCTATTGCACTCCAACTACTTACTACACCTCTTGTTATACTCATTTTTACTCCTTTTTAAAGTGGATATTTAGGGTAGTTTGGTTCTCTACCCTCTTTAAGAGCCTCTTTAAGCTCTTTTTTGCATTGCTGCACCCAATCTACACGAATGCCAACTTTAATAAGTTGTTCGACGCCTTCTTTTTGTTTATCTTCAACATCTTTTAAAATATCTTCTATGCTTTTACCGTTTTTAAAATTTATAACAAAGCTAACAACATCTGTTTCAAGGTTTTGATACCCACCTGCTTTTAAAACGTTTTCATAAAAAATCTTATCAGCAAGGTCGCTACTTTGCTTCTCTTGTGGATAATGCTTGTAAATATAGTTAGAGCAATCTTTATATAGATTGTTTATCTTCTCTTGCTGTTTAAGTTCTTTGATTTTAAATTCAATCTCTTTTAATGTTGGTTTTGGTCTATTGTCCATCCATTCTATAATTTTACCTGTCCCATCTATTTTGCATAAAGCATTGGGACAAAGGGAATCTAAAGCTTTAACTGTATCTTGTAAATTCATATATCATCCTTTAAAAAATTCTTTTCAATCTAATTGTAACTGGAACATTTGTCGAGCTTTCCCCGTTTATCTTTACTCTGACAACATTCCTGCTACCTTGATCACAGTTGTCGTGGTTTCCTTTTAGCATTAAATCCACTTCAAAAGTTCTACCATTCGTGGCAAGAGCAGATTCAGTAAATGGAATACTGTATGTTTTCCCAGCATTATTGGAACAAAAGAAGGAAGCTAAAATACCGTTAAGATGTAAGCCCCAAATGGCACCTCCGTGTCCAGCAGTTTGCAATTGTATATCAAATAGATATGCCCCAAATGGCATATCTGTTACAAACTCTAAAATTTCAGTAAAGTTGCCATCTGAAAAATTAAGAGTTTTTTGTATTGTAAAATCTGTTTTTAATTCATTTAAACTTGTGTTATGAAGTTTGTTTAAATTAACTGCTTCATCATTATTTATTGCATCAGCAACTTTAAGCCTCTTAGTTGGGTCGCCTAACCTAATTTTCGCAATATTAGGCACTATCTTATCCTCTATCGTGCCATCCTCTTTGCGGTAACTCCAAGTAGCATCCCCAGCTGTGCTACTTATAAACTGTGTAAAAAAGCTAAATAGAGTGCTAAAGTTATATAGCCACCTTTCAACCTGTTGTTTAAACTCGCTCCAATTCATACCAACTTACCCCCTTCTATTTTAGTTATTTTGGTTGTTTCTTTCAAAGTATGCAGTCTTAAATCTGCACTAAAAAGCATATTTGCAATATCACTTGCATGCTGCTCTACCTCATTAGTCTCTATATATTCAAAATTTGCAATCTCTGCAATATTTTGATACTCAATTTGAATTTTAAAAGTCTGTCTCATGTGTGGTGGAAACGGGAACGGTGGCTTTGCTAAAGCAAATAGTGTTCCATCTTCTAAAAATAACCCACAAACTCTTGTGTATTTTTTTGCTTCGCTTGGTTCTACATCACAAACAAACTCTATCTTATTGTTGTTGATCGGAATGTAAGAGCTAATATCTCTTGTTATCCAAGCACTAATATCTCCAGCACTCAAATTTGGATCAAGAATTAAATCTTGCTCACTAAATCTAAAATATTTAGGTTTTATACTCTTATTCGTGCTACTTGCCTCTATAATTGCATTTATCCCATCAGCTGTTATAATACTACTTCCTACCACATCATTCATCTTAGACCTCCATCTTTGCAGTTGCTACAATCTCGGCAACTGCTCCACACTTTGTAAGATTTATTAAACCTGTTTTTGTTGTATATCCATCTATTTGCTTTGTGTTTGCACATATCTCTGCTACACCTCCTATATATGTTTTTAAAGCAGCTTTTGCTTTGTAAGACAAAATCAATTCATCAAGTTTACTTCTTGCGTTTTTGACTGCAATAACATTATTTTTTACAGTATTAGCAAAAGCTGGTGTTACTTCTTTGTTTGATACGCTAAAATCTACATCAAACCTATACCCACCCTTCTCAACTACCTTCAAATCTCCAAAAAAGCTTAAAGACTTCTTTAAATTACCAATAGTTCCAGCATTCCAAGAAGCACTATTATTTATTGCTGCTCTTATCTCATCTTTACTTAATCCTCTTGTGTCGATACCAGCTTCTTTTGCAAAATATGGTAAATATTTCTCATTACAAGTTAGTGGGTCTGTATTAAACAAATCATCATCAAGCAAGTCTCTTCTATCTTCACTGCTCATTTGCAAATATGCTTTTAGTGCTTCAGATATATAAAAAGGTATCATTCAATACCCCTTGTATGCAAATTAAAGCTAAATCTAATAACTTCATTATCTGCACAAGCAATAGCAGATGTTGGTGTATTTAACTCTACATCTACAATATTGCTATCTGTTAATAAATCATAAATTTTAGGTATTGTAAGCTTTACTCCAAATTTACCTTCAAACTCTCTAAAGCCTTTTTTTGTGGCTGCGAAATCTACTAAATTTATGTCTTTTGCAATAAGTGTAGCATTTATTGCTACATCTTTTATAACTGCCTTTTGCACATTTGCAATGTCTGTAAGAGGTCTTATCTCTTCTTTGTTTAATGCTTTATTTACAGCATCTATCAAATCATCGCTTGTGTTAAAATCTTTTCCAAGCACAGTTACAACAACCACCCCAGCACCACCATTTTTAACACTTACTGCTTTTACTCTAACATCAGCTGTTAACGCATAAAACTCATATTGTGCCACACTTCCAGCAGTTGTTTTATGCTCTCGACTTATCCAAATTCTCTCTCTATATCTATCATCACTCTCTGCATTTGCACCCCCAGTGAATGCAGCAAGCTGCTTTACATTAACCACCCAAGGCATTTGTGTTAATATAACTTCACATTTAATATCTTTACTCTCAACATATTCATTTAATTCTATTGTCCCGATAGCTTTTGTTTCACCTGCTTTTATAATAACTTCATCTGTTAAAATTGCATTATTCTCACCAGCATCACCAAGCAGTAAGCCTTTTGGCAAGATAATATCGCTATCTTGCACTAAACTTATCTCAAACTCAACTTGTGCAATTGGTTTCTTGCCTTTTAGTCTTTTAACCCCAAATCTTGTAATTCCAATGTGATCTAAATTACTACCCGTTGCAAAAGCCAAAAATTGCTGTTTTGTCCTCTCATTCAAGCTTGTTCTTAAAAGCATCTCTTCAAAGGCATCTAGCTCAATTAGTGTCATAATATCATCAGCTTCACTTGGTATATACTCTATGCCTTTATCTTTTAAAATCTCTTTTACCCTATTTAGCTTTCTTTGCACAATAGCTTCATAGTCTATTTGCTCAATAATAGTAGGTGCAGGTAGATTACTTAAACTCAATTTGCACCTCCTTATTTTTGTTGTATCTAATAGTTAAAATATTTTTATCTCTTTTAATTTCATCTATTTTAATTTCAGGCAAATTGTTTTCTATTGCCTCACTAACATAGTGTATTACATCTATATCAAAACTACTTCCCATACTCTCATCTACCAAATCAAATAGCCTACTGCCAAAGTTTGGTCGCATAACTCTACTACCAAGAGGTGTCATAAGCACTCTTTTTATTGCTTCGTTTGTGTCTATTTGCTTTTGTCTCATCTTGGACTCGCTGTTGCACCATCTGTAGTAGAGTGGCTATGCCCTGTTAAATCACCTCTGCTATCTGTTATATCTCCAGCAATTTTTAAATTACCAGTAGCCTCAAG